TAGGCCAAAAAAACTGAACGGACATTGGCATTTTAACGGTGTACTCTTCACCATCATCTTCACCAAAGAATGTATAATCTAAATCTATATCAGGAGATACTTCATCGATATATGCTCTGAATGCTAAAGAATCTCTAGAAAGAAATTCATTATCAACAAATTTAGAAATAGCTAATCTGTCGTATTCTCCATCAACAGATAGAATCATATACTTTAATCTAGTACTTAACTCTGGGTTAACACCGTTTATTTTTCGTCTAGATTTTTTTGCAGCTTTAATTTCATCTTGAATTTTCTTTTCATCTCCATGAGTTAAAAGCTTAAATTCTATAGTTCTTTTAGAGGCAGGAAGCTTGTATTCAAACTTATTTTCGCCACTATTATATAAAGATTCGTCAAATTCTTTAGCTTCAAATTGAGTTAGGTCAATAACCTCTTTTTGTTTTTCACCAGTAGATGGGTTTTGTAATTCTACATCATACTGTTTTCCATAAGCTAACACCCTTGCTGCAATCATAACAGCATTTTTATCACCTACAAGTAAATCATTGTAATTTATAGGACTAACTATTAAATTTCTCAATAATACATCAATAACAGTACCATTTTTTATTAGGTTTTGAGAAGTAAGAATATCCTCCTCTTTTGCAGTCATATATTTTATTTCTATATTACCTTCTGAAAGAGGGCTATCCTTTGGGTATAGCATTCCTTTTGATGGTAAAGGTATAATTTCTGTTGGAAACTTTCTTTCCGATTGTGCTTGTTTTTTAACTTCAGGCGCTGCGTCTCGAATAACTTGATTCTTTAATTCTTCGTCTGATAATCTTTGTTTATTTCCAGGATAATCCGGATTTACTTCTTTTGACATAACTCTATCTCCATTAGTGTTTTATTCATAACATATATAAATATATATTTCCTGCAAAAAACAATAAAAAATCCCAAACTATTTGTAAGGGATTTCTTAAAATTATATAATAAATTATACTATTAGTACTGTAGTATCCAGTAATCACATTGGATAGTTACGGTAATTTCATTAGCAGCGGCAGTTTGTGTCCAGTCGATTGCTCCAAAGTCTGCTGCAGTAATCATTGCACCTTTACCTGTCCATTCTTCTACTTTATCACCTACAGGTCCAAGTACGTTGATTGTTACGTCCTTCTTATAGAAGTCTGCATAACCATCTCTACCTGTTACTGATTCGTGGTGTAAACGTACCCATTCCATAACAGCTTGAGCACCTGAAGGTACAATTGGGTCATATAATACTAAATCAATTGTTTCCCATGTAGTTTTACCTTTCACGTATCTTGATACATTCATGTGTTGTAATTCTAATGCTTCAGTTGCTAATTTTGGTCTAGCAGCTGTACGTATTAGATATGCTGGTATACCATCAACGTAGAATATAAATCTATTTTGCTGTTTTGGCTCAAAGGCCGTGAACATTATTTCATTTGGATCGACTAGATTTGCCATGTTTTATTTCTCCTCTTATATATAAATATCATCTTCGCTAAATTTTATTCTTCGAATGATGCACCAGTTCTCATAATGTTAAAGTCTATTATGATAAATTCAGCAGCTTTTGCAGGCTGTAAGAATATTTCACCGACCATTTGATTTCTGTCTACAACATCTGGAGTATTATTTGATTCATCCATAATAACTTTGAATGCATATAATCCTTGCTGTTGTTGTACAGTTTCAAGATATGGATTAACAATATTTAAGAATCTATTTCTTGTTGCTGTAGTGTTATTTTCGAATACTAAGTATTTTGTAGAAGAAGCTATAAATTTCTTAAGTTTAATTAACAGTCTTCTTACGTTAATTCTGTCTAATGCTGATGGTTTAGTTTGTAGAGTTTTTTGACCCCAAACGCAAACACCTGTACTAGGGAATACTGCAATTGGATTAACTTTAGCTTCATATAAATCATCTCTCTCTGCGTGAGTTAATCTTGTGTATACGTCTAATACCTGACCTAAACTACCTCTGTTTAATCCTGCAGGAGCAAACCATGGGAAGGCAACTTTATCATTGTACGAGTATACTCCAGGTATTACAACTGAAGGCGGTACCCATACAAATCTATTAACTGTTGCATCAAGTATTTTAACCCAAGGATAATATTGAGCAGCATAATTAGTGTCATATATTGCAGCTTGTGCTGTTGCTGCTAGTACGTTATCTCCATTCAATGAGTTAACACCATCAAATATGTAGAAACAATCACCTCTATCTTCACATACTGTAATTACTTTATCTACAATATTAGATGCATTTTGAGAAAGTACACCTGGAAGAACTATAAGGTTAATATCTATTTCATCTGGATTAGTTACAGTATCTAAAGCTTTTTTGTAGGCTTTGTACCCGTCTGCTGTAGTACTAGCAAAACTCATTCCGAATGTATTTACATTTGATAAGTCTTTTCCAACGTTTACTGGAGTAGCTGGGTTAACACCATCAAATCCACCTTGGAAAGCTAAACTAAATCTTTTCTTATGTAGCGTACTATCTAAGTTTATTTCACCACCTTCATTTCCATCAGTACAGTTAGATAATAAGAATGTTGAGTTGAAACCAACATCACCAGTATCACTAATTGGAGCTAGATAGTTTATCATACCATTATTAAGGACTGTCTCGTTAAAGTTAAATCCAAAATATGTAGTTGTATTAGTAGCACTACTTCTAGACGTTACTAATGCAGCTTGAGGGTATGCACCATATCCATCATCTCCAGCTGATTGTAATTGTACAAATGGAGATAAGTAAGCTTCGTGTCCGAATGGTACTAAAGCTTCAGAGTAAACTGCGTTTCTAACGTTTTCGTGTACTTCTACTCTAATGTATTTAGAAAGATTGTTGTAATCACCGGCAACAATTAACTTTCCATTAGCATCGTAATATTTGTATTTGTCTCCAATACGTCTTGCTATATAGTTAGGAGACGCTGGGTCTAAACTTATGTTTGCAAATGATTCTAACGCAACAACTTTGTTGTCCGTGTCATCAAATTTTCTAACAACTACTGTAAAGCTTCCATAATCTAATCCAGTGATACTTCCAGCCTTTTTAATAGACAATATACTAACTTTACAGTGAGTATTTGAAGTATTACCGTGAGATAAAGTGTGGAACTTAAATAATGGAGAGTTAGTTGTTCCAATAGTTTGAGATACTACCCAAGGAGTTGCACCCGCTGCATATTCTTTACCAGTAGTAGTTGTATTTGTACTAGTTGCAGTTGCAGCTGAGAAAGCTACACTTCCAAGTGATGCAGAAGCTTTAGTGAAGCAATATCCACCACCATCATTATTTGCATCTGCTCCATAAGATTGAGAGTTAAATATTGAATACATGTAGGCATCTTCCATATTAGCAGCCGTTCTACTTGCCGCTGGTATGTGTATACCAGGACCAGAAGCTAATTGATTTGGCCAATAACAAGAATTTGTTTTATCGTATGACCAAGTTACTGAAGTAGCGCCTTTGAATGTAGCTAATTTCATTGTTCCAGTTCCAGTTAATGAACTATCAAGAGCAGTTGCAACTCCAACTTGAGCTTCACCACCACCTAAAGTAGTAAGTGCTACACCATATCCATTGTGTAAGCAGTTTGTTGGTGCACCGCCAGATGAACCAGATTGAACTGTATAAGTATTTCCTGCTATACCAATAGCTGAAGCTGTTATCTGAACCATATCAGCCTCTGCATTTGCAGTTACGAATGTTCCAGCATGAGTGTTTATTTCAGCGGCTAAAGTTGCAGCAGTTGTTGACATATCTGAACCAGTTAAGAAGTAAAATGGACCGTAAGTGTCAAGACCATCTTGTGGTGCTGTTCCACCATGTGCTATAAATCTAAACTCGTTGTTTCCTCCATCACCAATCTGAATTTCATAATTGGTACCAAGTAATGGTGTACCAGCTCCATCATCTTCAGGCATTGTAAATGCTCCTGAAGCGTATGCGCCTCCAGTAGGGGCACCAAATGTTATTGCTGTTTCTTGTTGAGTTGCAAGAAGGGCTGATGCGTGTATAACACCTAATAGGAATCCATCAGTTTGTGCGTTGTATGAAGAACCAGATGGTCCACAAGTTGAACCTGAAGCAGTTAAAAATACTTGGTTATTTAATGTATATCCGTCCAATCCTAGGACTCTTACAATAGTAACGCTTCCTGCACTTCTAATATATTGTTTTACTGTGTAAGGTACATATGTACCCGCTGTGCTTGACCCAAACTGCAATTCAAAGTCCGCCATGGAACGAATTACAACCGGTTCAAATGCTCTACCTCTTTCGGTTCTACCAATAATTGCCGCACCAATTTCACCAATTCCTACTGGTAAAAATGATAGGTCATTTTCTTGTGTAAAAACGCCAGGACTAACTATTCTTTCAGCCATGTTTTATTTCTCCTCTATTGTGATTATATAGATTGTTTCTATCCACTATTTATCTATATATAAATATACAGGAATAGTCCAAAATTTATTCTGATGGGGTAAATATTCCTGTTTCTATATCTAAAGAACCCTTTCCATATTTTTCAGTTAAACTCTTTGCAAATTCAACCTCATTATCTCTATTATCTGTGAAAGCAGCTTCTAAATTATCTTTTTCTTTTGTTAAACTTTGCAATTCAAAATGTACTTGTCCCATCCTTAATGTTATATTGTCGTAGTTTTGTTTAATCGCTGAAATTGTATCTAATTCTTCTTGACTAAACTTTTGTACTTTATTGCTCTCTTGTTGTTTTGCTTCAGCTTTTTCTTCTCTATGTTTTTCTAATTTTTGCTGAATGTCTTGGCTTATTACCATATCATAACCTCCTAAGTTTTAAGTTAATAATTATTCTCTATTTCCGTGGCCTTTTAATATATCTAATTTGGGTATCATGCCACTTGCTTTGTATTCACCCTCATTGTAATAACTAGTTTTATTAGCTAATCCTGAACCTTCTATGTATTTTTTAGTTTGTAATCCTAAAGCCTGATTTAAGGAATCAAGATTTCCATATACACCATTACCCACAATTACTCTTGCTACACCATAAGACTTCTTATTAAACTGCGTCATATCTTTCTGTAAGTTGTCAGGTATTATATATCCATTCATTTCAAGAGTAAAGGTTGCTCTTACACCTCTATCTGCGCCCTGTTCTAAATCGTTTGCTAAGTCAAATGAAGTCATATTTGCCAAAAACTTAAAGTAATTGTCCTTGCCCCAATATGAATTTGCTGCATAATTTATATCTTCTAATATTTTATTTTGGTGTCCTATAAATTCTGTGACTAGTATAAGGTCATAGCTTAGTTTTACGTAATCTGGAATAACTATATTATATGCTTCTACGCTTGGATTTCTACCAACTAAAGCATTAAAGTTATCGTATCTATTTTTAGGGTTATATCTTTTTGTAGCAGTATAATAAAGGTTTGGATTGTTTGCGTCTAATTTTGTAAAACCTTCTACCCTTTCAATTCCAGTTCTTTTGTACATTAAAATTGGATATTGTATCTTACCAGTCTTATCTCTAAATACTCCACTTTTTTGTACAGACTTCCATCTTTCTGGAGAACCATACACTATAGGCACTCTAACTTCTTTATCGTTTTCTCTAACTCTAGGCTGAATAACATTTTCAAAATAATAGTAAATTGCTTCATCTATATCATACAAACCTACGTTAATTTCTTTTACATTATCTTCACGCTTTAACTGAGATGCCCTATTTTTAGATATGGCTTTTCCTGCAGAATCAATCACACTCTTGCCGTCTCTAGTAGATTGCATTTGGTTTTCTACTACCTGTAAAGTTTCTGGTCTATTTCTGTATGCTTGTGCCATTATTCATTATATAGGCCGTACGAGTAGCCTTCTCTTATATTTTCAAATTGTACTTTACTTTTTCTAGTTTGGTGTGTTTGACATATAATCGAGAAAGAATTACCAAAATCGTCTCTTTGGCCAGAAGTATATCCTAAGTCTGTATCAGGAGTTTTTCCAACTATTAGTTGATTTTCGTTTGTAGCATCTATTTCCCAATATATATTATTCCACCAAATAACGTCTCCAACCTCTAATACAACATTTGCCGCTGGAGTTCCTATACTTCCCGCAGGTAATAAATCATCTCTTAAGAATGCAAACGTTGCGGACTGGTTTACGTCTGGTCCAAATTCACTAGAATCCCAGGTTTGGTCATCATGAGTTATTAAGCAATTAACCCTAACACCCTTTTTATATATCTTATTTATTGCTTCTCCATACAAGTTATCATTGACATCATACACAGAAGTTTTGAAAATATCTACTTCTGTATCTACCAAATCGTTTATTAGTTCTCTGTTAAGAGTTCTAAATAGACTTATATCTCTTTGTCCGCCAAATAATGCCATTTAATTACCCTATATAGATTCCGTAAGGAATTTTATTCATAGTATCACCCATAAATTCAGCTTCTTCTTTTTGCCTTTCTAAAAGATTTCTTCTAGATGAAGCTTCTAAATCTTCCCTTAATTGTGTTATTAAGTTTTCTTTTTCTCCTGCTGCCTCACTTCTTAAAGTATCTCCATCTAGATTTACCTCTGATCCTGGTATAGGTAAAGAAGAATATTTACTTCTGATATTTCCTAGTAATTCTTTTGCGAGTGCTAAAGTATATTTTCTAATCCACTGTTTTCCTGGGTCGTTTATATTTTGATACAACATATTATCATAAGTTGCATTTGAAAAGTCAGATATAGTATTTGCAACAGTACCGTTTTTCATTGCGTTATTTCTATCTGCAACCTTTACATATTCAATCCACATTGTGAAATCACTTGATGGGTCAGGAAATATCCTAAGCCTATCATTTCGTAATTCAAAACTATATGCAGATTTCCTTATAGTATCATTAAATTCTATAGCTTGAACCCTTAATAAATCATCATACATTGGCATCATTAAAAAGTTTACTGCTGGACTATAATTTCCAAAACCAAATCCATCTAGTAATTGGTCGCTTCCATATCCTGTTCCTACATAAGGGTCAAAATATTTTGTCATCGCAGGAGAACCTTCATAAAATACTCTTTTAACTTCTATATTATCTGTTCCGGCCGTACCTGATTCTAATGATAAAATATTAGAGTCTGTTAAATCATATATTTGCTTAGATTGCGAAACTTGAATAGAGGCGCTATAATAAGTAGTATCACCACCACTACCGGCCTCAGTACCATAGCTATTTGCTATTGTTATTAGTCTACCATGTGTTGGCGTTATTTCTCTATGCGTATGGTCGCTTCCAGTTGCTGTACCTTTTAAGGTTAGAAGATTTTCTTTTATATTATAGTAATTTACCTGTGAACTATATTCTGTCACTGCTTCTTCAAAACACGCAAAAAAGTTTATTGCTTGTAATTCAATATCAACTATTGGATACCCAAGTCTTTTTGCACACCATTCAGAAGTTTTTTCTATATCGCCCTGAAAAGTACTATCAGAATCATATATCCCAAAAGGAGTATCTCCTGGGAAAAACGATGATGAACCGGGCCAAATTGGAATTTTTACTGCCATATTTTTATCTCTACCTTTCTATATATAAATATAGAAAACTGCGCAAATAGAATAGCGCTACTTAATATTTTTAATCTTATTATATAGATACTTTGACGTCAGCGCCGCTTCTCCATAATCTTCCGGCTACACCTGGATCTGATGTTGGAAGATTTGTAAAATCTACTTCCGAACCATCTATCTTAAGATTTCCACTTCCTGTTATATCACCCGTTACACTAACTCCTGCATTAGTAGTGGTAAATCTTTCAACACCATTATGAAATATTTGTACAGCGTTATTAACATTACATTCAATAAACCTCTCACTACTATCTTCTCTTGCAAGCTTAATTACATCACCACGAATCCTTAAATCACCACCACTATTTTTCATGAAGGTATGAGAACCCCCATGCCATATCTCAAAATCCTTATTACTTCCAAATTCTAATCGAGTGTTATCAAATAAAATTAAATCACTTGTAGAAGTATCCCATCTCATATTGGTATTTGCACCAACAAATAATACATCTCCAGTTATTTTTGTATCTCCAACAATTTCCAAAATTTCAGCCGGTGTAGATGTTCCAATACCAACTGAACCATTATCAAGTATACTTATAGCAGGATTTACAGTATCTGATGATATATCAAGTCTATCTACGTCATCCCTAACCTTTATTTGAAAATGACTTTGACCAGTAGAACCAGCTTCAAATGCTACATTTAGGTCATTGTCAGTTGTGGTTTCAAATTTAACGTCGTATGAAGGAGCTTGTCCACTTGGTCCTGCTGCTGATATTAGTAATCCACTACCAGATATTACTCCACCTGCATCTATATCTCCACTTGCAGTAAGATTTCCACTAATAACTGCTCCAGTATTACTTGTGATAAGACCTGGAGGGCCAACTGGACCAGCAATGCCATTTTCTGAAACAGTAACTGTTGTTGATTCTACTGGAGAAATAGTGGTTGTAGTTGGGCATGAGCTATTTTCGGTAACTTGTACAGAACTTCCTTTTTCTGTTATCGTTACCGTATTAGTAGTTGATGTGTTTACGGTAGTAGACATAATTAAACCGTCACTTCTTTACTTAGCTTAACTTTACCCTCTAATAATCTAGTTACGTGGCTTCCAGATACCATTTCTAAATCATATTTTGCTTCATTAAATGTAAAAGCAGAAGACGTAGCGGCAGATATGTATATTCCAATGCTTCCTGATGTTAGTGGGTTTGCTCCATTTGCACCATAAAGATTTAATCCTGTCCCATCTGATTCAGTCACATTTGTTAATGTTGCATATAGTGTTCCAGAACTTCCATAATCAGAACGTATCTGCATTCGTGCAGAATAAACTGTTAAATCAACCCTTGAACCAGCCGAATCTGTCCATATAATTTCAAAATCTGTTGTTGCTCCTTGCTCTATTGTAAAAGAGTATTTTCCTGCGGCCATAGGTATTCCCTGTAATGCTAATTAGTTATTTTTATATAAATATCAGGATTATTTAGTAAGTTTATGGTTTTTATAGTAGTTTAATATATCTTCCAAGATTGGGTGTCTGTGGTTAGATAATAATTCTATAGTATGTAAACCTTCAACCTCTTTAACACCTCGTAAGAATCCTAGTCCACTATCACTATTCTTTTTTAAGTCAACTTGGTCTGTGTCTCCACAAAACATCATTTTACTATTTAGTCCTATTCTCTGTAGAATCATAAGCGTTTGCTCGTGGTCTAAGTTTTGACATTCATCAACTATTACACAACTATTTAAGAAAGTTCTACCTCTCATATATGATACAGGTACAATTTCAATCTGTCCCTTTGTTATCATTTGCTCTACCCTTTCTTTTCTGAGTAGTTGGTACATATTACCATATATTGGAGCTACCCATGGAGACATTTTTTCTTCCATATCTTCT